ATCAATTTGAGCTGTTCCATCATGCGAGCCTTGGTGTGGGGCGACATCGGCAAGCGGATATCGGGGTTCGGCATAGCCGATGGCGAAAGGGTGCGCACTACTTCCAGATTCGCCGCGTAGGAGTGCCCGCATTCGGCGTTGGAGCAAATGAATACCAGCTCCCGCAAAGTGGGCGAAAAGAAACGACTGCTGCGCACGAAAGGACGGCTATTGCAATGCGGACAATTAATTGTGAATCTCATGATTTCCCTAGTTCTATCGAGATAAGAGGCGCTCCCCAGGCCTGAAAACTATCTCTTTGCAAACTGCGCTGTAAATTCACCCCTGTTGTTTGTAGTGTTTCAGTCCAGTTAAATAGATAATTCGTGCCATAGCTGACTTGCTACGGTACTCCGCCCCGGCCAGCGCCATGAGTTCCGATTCCTCTTTGATACTCAGAGGGATAGGGACGCGCGGCGCAGGGCCGGAATGATCTTGATTTCGTTTGGTTGACACGTTTGAAGTTTGCATTTTGTAACTTTGTGGAAATTTCTGTTGCAAGATGTAAATTATAACCGTTGCTCGTTGCCACGACGATACTTTCGCTTTTCTTTTTGTAACTCTTATGGCAAAAATGGATAACAATAGGGCTTTTATAGAAGCCATAATCGACAGAATGAAAACCACCATAGGCGTTTCGACTGACAAAGCGCTTGCTGAGTCGCTGGGGGCCGCTATAAGCAGCCCAGCTGTCTGGAAAAAGCGGTTGCGCATCCCCGCCGAGGAGTGCATTTCCTTGGCGCAGAAATACAACGTGAGTCTGGATTGGTTGATTCTTGGGCGTCGCATGCACGCAACAGGCGATCCCTCGGAAGCGTCCGATTCGGTAGCGTTGCCGGTGCTGGATATGGAAACTTTCTATGCGGAGGAACGGCGCGCGACGACGGCTTGGAGCGTGCCGCGCGCCTGGTTAATCCAGGAAGGACTAGAGCCATGCGACACAATTATTGTGCGAGTTGTCGGGGATGCGATGGCCGGCACGATCAGCGACGGCCAGCTCGTTATCGTGGACTGCCGTAGCCGCGATATGGATGGCATTTGCCTGGTGAGGTTCGGGGATTCCCTACGGCTCAAAAGGGTGCAGCGCATGGGCAACGGATCGTGGCGAATTTCCAGCGACAACCAGGCCTATGCGCCAGACATCATCAAAGCCGGCGAGCATTCCGAAATGATAATCGGGCACTGTCACGCCGTTATCGGCCGCCCGCTTTAGCCGCTTTCTCCCTCGCCTGGTCGTCCCGCTTGAGCGTGTTGTACAGCGTGGCGCGGCTCACTCCAAGCTGTTCCGCGACGCTGGCCACCGTGATTCCTCGATCGGTCAACATCGCCCTGGCCTTCTTTATTCCCAGCTCGTCCAGCGCGTGCTTTCTCCCTCCCACCCTGCCGCGCGCCCGCGCGGCTTTCAGCCCCGCCATCGTGTTCTCGTGAATGACCTCGCGCGTGTACTGCGCCATGACGGCCATGAAGCCGAAGAACATGCGGCCGTGCGGCGTGCTGGTGTTGATCTGTTCCGTGATGCTCTCGAACTCCACGCCTTGCTCGGCCAGTTCGGTGACGATCTGCACCAGCTCGGGCATGGATCGGCCTAGGCGGTCCAGGCGCCACACGACCAGGGTGTCGCCACGGCGCAGCGCGCGGCGCAGGTTCTCCAGCTCGGGACGCCCCTTTGCCGCGCGGCCGCTGGCCTTTTCCTCGTAGGTCTGCGCGCAGCCGGCGCGCTCTAGCGCATCGCGCTGGAGGTCTAGGTTCTGGTCGACCGTGGACACGCGGGCGTAGCCGATGCGCAGGCCGCCGCTGATGATGTCGAGCTGGGTTTTCTTGTCGTCACTGTGTCGCATATTTTTTCATTGCCTGGCGTAGTTGTTCAGAGGTATAGCCCATCTTGTCAGCACGGCCGGCCAGCTCGCGGTGCAGCTCGATGGCGTGGCGTTTGATGAGCACGAATTCCTCGCCGGTCGCCGGCAAGATGCTGCCGTCGCGGATAGGCCCGGTGCATACCGTGCGGTCGTAGGCCTCGGCGCGCTCGTAGTATTCGCGCGCCAGGTCATCGAGCGGGGTAGGCTGCTCCTGGGCGAATTCGCCCTGGTAATGGCGCATGAAGCTGGCGGCGTTACGCATTGCGCGGCCCCTTGAGCATGTCGGCGTAGTGGGTTGGCGCCGCCGGCATGCCGTCCGCGTACAGCCAGCGCTCGCCGTCATAGTAGCCAGGCCACACCGGCTCGCTGGCGGCGGTGTCGAACAGCATCACGGTGGAGTCGGCGTCGGGCAGCTCGGCCGCCGGTATCCACGTTACCGCCTCGGCCAGCGCCGCTGCAGCGCGTTTGCTTTCCGCACAGGGCGCGCAGTGTTGCATGTCGTAGTTGAACCCCTGGGCCTGGGTTTCAGCGCCGCAGGTAAAACAGGCTTCCTCTTTCGCGTACATCATTCCTCCGTGTATAAAAATCAAACTCAAACAACGTTTATTATACATAGAAAATTAGACAGCATTGTTAGACATTGAAAGCAAAGAAAAAGGGGCGTTTCCGCCCCTGTTTTCCGACTGTCTAAAAAGCCACGGTTTTCTAGACTGATCGCCTATACCCTACTTGCCAGGCTGGCGGAAATGCGAGCGGTGGCGGCCGCTGGTCGGATCGTCGCGCATCTCCAGTTCCAGGGACGTGAGAAAACCCTGGTCGCTGATTGTGTGGGTGGCGCGCTTTACCAGCCAATCAGTGTCGTCAATCTCGGCCTTGAACCCGGAAACGTACACTGTCAGCTCGGGCCTGATTTCACCGCGGCCAAATGCCAGCGAATAATTCATAGTGGCCTGGCCGCGCTTGGTCCGGGTGAATTCGGATTTTGCGGCCGCGCGCGCCTCGGCCTCGGTCGCGTACACCTCCGGCAGCACTTTGATGTTCCTATTGTTCTCGCCGCCCACTATCAGCTCTTTGCGCTTCGCTTTGCCTGTGCCGCGATAGAAGGCCTTCACCCCTTCATAGCTTTCACGTTCTGCGATGTGGTACCGGTGCTGGTCACCACTGTTGCGCTTGATTTCGATCGTAGGCAAGTCCTTGCCGCTGGCGGTCACGCCCAAGCCTATGGGCATAAACAGCAGATTGCTTTCCTTGACTGTCATCACGGCGTCGTAGCGCTTCGCCAGGCGCGTGAGAAAGGACATATCGGACTCGTGGGTCTGGTCGATGTGGGGGATAGTGACTTTCGCCAAAGCGTCGCCAACAATGGGGGTGAGCTGATGCTTTGCCGCGATCGCCTTGACGATCGCGCCAATGGTCTGCTGGTGCCAGCTCTTTTCCACGCGCTCGCCCATTGCCTTCGTCATCGAGGCGCTGCGGCCGCGCACGGTGATGATGTCCGGTGCGCCGCTGTGTTCGGTTTCGTCCACGGTGAACGTTCCTTTATCGACCAGGGCTTCGCCATCCCAGCCGATCGAGACAGCCAACACGGCGCCCCGGTTGGGAATCGCAAGGCGGCCGTCTGCATCGTCCAAAACGATATCCAGGGTATCGGCCTCACCGCCCCTGCATTCGTTTATCGTGAGGCTCACCAGGCGCGGCTCGATGGCGCTGGTTAAGTCCTTTCCGTCCAGGGTGACGGTGAAAGCCGGGGTGGGCTGTCTCATGCGTCGACCTCGTCCTGGTCGCTCAACTGCGAATCATCAACGTGCGTCAGGCCGATACTAAAATCAACCTTGCGCGCCACGCCGTCCTGGTCGTGGTAGGTCTGGTTTTCGTTGAGCATTTCGATAACGAACGCGCCGTACACATTGCCGGCGCCGTCGACCAGGGCGTAGGCGTCGCCCAGGTCGGCCATGTCGCGCAGCGCTTGCAGCGACGCCAGGTCGCCGGTCAGCTCCGTGGACACAACGCCGTTTAGGGTGATCGTGTCTTCGCCAGGGCCGAGAAACTGGAAGGCGTCGCGCGCGCCCACGCGGGACGTGCTGCGGTGCTTCCAGCGGGTTTGCCGTTGCAGCTCGGTATAGGCCAGGGTATCCAGGCCGAATACGAATTGATCGAGGGACATCAACATGCTTTTCTTTCTCAGTTAGTCAGTCAGGCGGGAGCCGATAAGGGATTGCTTTGCACGCTCGCGGCGGTCCAGCTCGGCCGTGACGGCGCGCGCGATCGCTTGCGGGTCCATGCCTGGCGCGGCGGTGATCTGGATCGAGTAGCTCGGTGCGGCCGCCGGCTGGCCGCCGGCTGCACCTGGGCCGCCCTGGGGGGCGAGGACAGATCCACGGCGATCAATCGGAACCTGGTTGCTCACCAGGGGAGCGGCTTGCGCCAGGGGCGCGGCGAGCTGACCCGCGTTGCTGATGGCCGCTTGGTTTGCGCCTTGCCCCAGCGTCGCGCCGAGCTGGCCGGCCTGGGCCAGCGCCGGCGAATTGAACGCGCCGGCCGCCGTCACGGCCAGCGCAAGCGAGGCCTTGGCCACCAGCGCTTTCTGTCCGTCTATGCCGATCGCCGCGCCCTCGCTGATGAAGCCGCCCAGCTCGCCAAAGACGCGGCTAGGGGAGTGGATGCCCAGCTTTTCCTTGAACCAGCCCACGGCGGCTTCGCCGGCCCCTACGATCGCATCTTTCACGGCGCCCATGCGGCTGGTGATCCCGTTGACCAGGCCGTCCAGCATGTTCGCGCCGAAGGTCGAGAACTGCGCCGGCAGCGTGACGCCGAACCAGGACATCAGCACGGCGAAGCCCTGGTAAAACAGGCCCATCGGGGACCAGTTGACAATCAAGGCGGTGATGCCGCCAATGCCGCCATCAAATGCCGCCTTGATACGGTCCCATATCCCGCTGAAAAATTCCTTGATCGGCCCCCAATACTGGTAGATGAGGTACGCGGCGGCGGCAATCGCGGTGATCGCCAGGCCTATTGGATTCATCAGCAGCGCGCGGCCAATGAACAGGATGGCCGTGCCCACCAGGCGCATCGGGCCAAGTACCATCCTGAACACGTTCGCCATCAGGCCGCCTTGCATCCCCAGCGTGACCATGCTGAATTTCAGGACAGCCATGGGGCCGAGAATGGAGGCAACCAGGAGCATCAACGCGCCGCCTACGGTCAGCAGCACGGCCAGCGCGGCGGCGGTTTTCATCAGGCCGCCGGCCAGGCGCGGATTCTCACGCGCCCACGCGCCCATGCTCTGCGCCATGTCGCCCAGCCATACGGTGGTGGCTTTCAGCTCCGGGGAAATGGACTCACCAAACGCCACCATGCCGTTGGTAAAGGTGCCGGTGGCCGCCTCCCATAAATTCTTGAGCGTGCCCAGCTGGACGTTCACGCGCTCTTGCAAGGATGCCTGGGCCGCCATCTTCCCTTGCACCTCGGCATAGCCGGCCGCGCCCTTCTCGATCAACAGGCTGACCACTTGCAGCGTTTCCGCGTCATCCCCGAAAATCTCTTTCAGCACGCCCAGGCGTTTTTGCGTGGTCAGGCCGGACAGCTTGTCGAACTGCTTAAACATGCGATCGAAGCCGCCGAACTCGCCTTTACCGTCCGTGAATTCCAGCTTGTTGCCTGGGCCGAGTTGCTTGTTGGCCTTGTCGATTTTCGCCTTGTCCAGCGACATCTGGAAAATCTTGCGGTAGGCGTTGCCGGCGGACTCGCCCGCCATGCCCGCCTGGTCGGCCATGACCAGCAGCGGGGCCAGCGCTTTCGCCCCTTCCAGGCCTTTGATTTTCAGGGTGTCCATTGCCGGCGACAGCTTGGCGAAGCCTTGCAGCATGTTGCTGTCGTCCACGCCGAGATAGAACGTTTTTTGAATCACGTCCATCAGGCCCATCATGTCCTTTTCGCTGGTGCGCGTCGCGTCCTGTAGCTTGGCCGCGAACTCGGCCGCCTCGGCCGGCGCTTTCTTGAGCTGCACGCCCAGGTAAGCGGTGGCCTCGCCCATGCCGTTCAGGATCGTTTGCGCGCCGATGCCCTGGCGGCTCAACATCGTCATCATGTCTTGAAAATCGGAGGTGGTGCCGGGCAGCTTGTCGCCCAGCTTCATAGCCAGGTCGTTTATTTTGGCGAATTCAGGCGGAACGACAGCGCCGGCCTTCATCAAGGCCACCTTGAGCTGCGTAGCCGAGTCCTCGGCCTTCGCATATTCACTGACAGGAA